TTTTACTCATTAATCCATTCTTATTAGCCGTAGCTGTACCTATCAGTTCTCCCAGTTTTGATGCAAGCGACTGCATCGTCATTTGTGCGGCATCTCCGCTACTTTGTAAAACTCTTACATTTGCGGCATCCGTCACTGTCGGAAGTTCATTCTCATACACGTCATTTCCTGTTGCAGCAGCGGCGGCAAATGTTGAAGTTTCAGACAAAGCCATAACCATTCTTGTGGAAACCATATCCACCATTTCATCTACTGTTACATTCTGTTCGTTACCGTCTTTATCCACAGCCTTGAAGCCAACTATATTTTCTAGATTCAAATCACTCATAATATCCAAATTTTATAAAGTTCTAATATAAGTTTTCCACGCTTTTGAAGTGCCGCCAATCGATTTGTACAGCTTCTTCCTGCCACCTTTTATCTTGTACCGGGAAAGGTTGTTCCCGTCATAGTTCACAGGATAATTCGGATTGTCCTCGTTGGCATACGCCTCCATTTCGTATGAGATGGTATAATATGCAGAACTCGCAGGATGGCAGATAGGGTTTCCCTTGATCCACTCGACAAAATACCGCCAGTAGTATTTTACCCATGAGCCGGTAACCTGTGCCTGACGCAGGTGTATGGTTTCGTGCGTCAGGCTTTCCTTACCCGCATAGGTCTGCATATACCTATCTATGTTCTCCTTGTTCTCGGCACGGTATATCATCCGTCCGCACCACATCATGAAACGGTATCCCTTGAAAGGATAATGCTTCATGGGAAGCAGCTCAGGAGTATCAAAATCACCCGGCTTGCTTGAGAACAGCATCTTGATTAATTGCCATAATTCTTTCATCATAGCGTTTCTATTTCGTATTCTAGTTTTGTAATATGGTTGTCAATACACATGTTTACCTCGTCATTGAAGTTCGCTATATCCAGTTCCAAACATCCGGCACTTGACCGGGCGCTGCTATAGATACGGACATAGCCTCCGTTATTCAATGTGTTTTTCGCCAGCTTCAGTTTCGCCAGTTCGTCATTGATTCGGCTGGCGCGTTCCAAATTCTCAATCTTCATGTTGTTCCTCCTTCTTTTTATCCAGATAATCATTCAACGAATCGGCTAGCAAACCGGACAACATAGGGGTAGAACGTCTTATGATATCCACCTCCTCTTCGTCAAGTTCCACACCATCTACAGTCGACTTGAAGATTTTCTCCGCAAGGAGATGCGCCTTCAAGCCCGCTACGTTCTTATATATCCAGTCACCGAAGGCCTCAGTGATGTTACTGGCTATAAGCTTTTCTTTTTTAATCCCATCATAAATAGGGAATTGTGCAAAATTTATTCTCATACTTTATATTTAAATTATCCGCAATAATAATCTATCCATCTGCCTCTTGCATCATATACAAGCATGTGACTGTGCTGTAAAGGAACAAAAGAAGTATTTGTATCTCCATCGTTCGCATTCATAAAAGTACCTCCCGTAAGTGTCACCCTTGCCGTATTGTATTTCTTTATGAACAACACCTTCCCAACATACGCATCAGGCATCGTGACAGTTATATCGGACGTGTTGGTAAATGATATTATATCATCATTAGAATTCAGCTTTGTACTGACCGCTACAGCCCTTGCATTCAGCGTAAGCCCACGTATGGATACATAGCTGTCATTGTTCGGATGAAGGAAAATATTACCCCCCTCCACGAATAGAGGAATGCTCAGAGTCTTGATGTGCATTCCGATCATGGCATTTGGACTCTGTATGTCAATTCCAGCATCATACTTAATCCCTTCAATGGTGACAAACTGCGTGTTTCCCCCGATTCTTATGTTTGCAAATGTCCTTTCGTTATAAAACTCAATTTGTCCGGCAGACAGATTGAAACCGACGTATTTATTTGTTTCATTTTCATAAAGGATCTTTGAGGACAATACCCCCGAAATGATGGAGAACGGGCCGATACGTCCTTTATCCGCTATGATTGTTCCAGTAATCTCTGCATTCTTACATTTGAAATACCCGGTTACACCATTGATAAGAAGAGTTTCACCTTCATCGTTGTGGGATTTAAGCACATTGTTTTTGAACATGAATCCGGCTACATTCGCACCATCGGCAAACAGGGTGTCAGTAGCGATATTCACAAACTTCTGCATAGCTTCCCAGTTCGAATCCCCGTTGGCCGATGTGGGTGCAGCGGTAACGGAAGCACCGTAATTCTTTACAAGGAAATTATAATAAACTCCCTCTATCAGATATATGACCTTATCCCGGTAATCCGCATTCCAGACGTAAGTCTGTCCTGATGAGAATACACCTCTGTCACGGGGAAACGCCCCTGTTGCTCCGGTTGCTCCTATGGCACCATCATTAGCTACACCCACACCCTTCTCGGCCACATAATTGTCATTCCATGCGTTCGCGTCCGATGCGGATTGATAAGCCCGGACGGCAAACTGGGTGTATCCGGCTGTCGCTGGTACGGATATCTGATTGCTTAGGATAGCACCTACGTGAGCCAGCCAGTTTCCGTTGTATTTCCGTGCAGCAAGATAGAACCTGTTCGTATCGCTCACATTACCGCCTACATTCTGTTTCATGGTAACGACAAACGCTGACGGTGATGGTGTGCCTGTTGACGTGAAGTTTATCGTGCTTACCGGGCTGTCAAGCCAGTACGAAGCGGACGGTTCGACACCGGAAGTCATTTCCTGCCAGTCGGAGTTGACAGCCTTGTCCGATCTCTTCCCGGAAAGTATGTAACCGCCATCCTTCTTCCTTAGATAACGTCCACCTCTCACACGAAGAAGCGGAAGTGGCGGATTGGATGTTTGAACCTTGCTTAAGTAAGATCCTCCGGCAAACGATACTGTACTGTTTTTCGCATACGGAGTGTTGGCGGACTCCCAATGACCTGCGGCTGTGATGCTCTCACCATCAGCACCATCCTTTCCATCAGAAAGCATGGGAACGGTTTCAACATCCACTATCTGGTCATTCACGTAAAAGATAAACTTCAATGTCTTCGTAAAGTTTCCGCTTGATATGGCTGTATTGTTGTTTATGGTAGTTTCTGTTCCACCGTCTATGCTGTATTTCAATGTACCGTCCGTTGTGGTGGAGATCACGCCACCCACTGATTTTTGCCTGTAACATGATACGGAAGACACGCTGTAGTTCCCATTCTTGTCCTTGCTTACAGAAGTGGCAGAAACGATAATACTGTATAGCACGGCATCCGAACCGTCCGCACCTCCACGAACCCCGGCTACAGTGAACGTAAGATCACGGGAATACTGCTGCCCGTTCTTTGTAGCCTTGATTGTGATCTTCACCGTGTTTGTCGCAGCAAGAGTAGTTCCGGCAGATACCGATATTGTCACCACTCCCGTATTCTTGTCCGTGGTACATGTAAGACCAGTGTCCGGTGTACAGGTGATGCTGTCAAGAGTGAGTTTCTCCGTTCCGTACCACATGCTGACAGTTGTATTCCAAATCTGTGAAGATACGACCTTCCCATCTGAAGTAAGGGCTGCATTGACCATCTCGTTATCGAAGTCCGCCATGATGGCATTCTCCCCGTCCTTACTCCAGCGATGCACCACGGCAGGAGTGCTGAACTCTGACCATACACCGTTTTCCTTGAAACGCTTGCAACCCCATTCAACCTGATGGTCTGCGTCCACACCAACAAAATCATCCGTCCAGCCTTCGGGGATATAATAATCCTGCTGCTGGCTGTCGGGCTTTTCGGGAGGATTATCTATGATATTGCCTCTTGTGTATATATACTCATAGTCCTTACCGTCTTTCCCGTCCGATATCATAAGCTGCCATCTTCCGTCCTGATAGATGTAGGTGGCGCGGTCAGTTGTGTTACGGTATGAATCACCATTTTTCGGATTGGCAGGAGCCGTGGCAAATTCACCCAGGAAGGTGATGCTCTCGCCTTTCAGCTCACGCCCGTCAAGCAACATATCCCAATCCTCGTTAACCTCCCAGTCGGCAGGTTTCCCGGCAAGATAGTAACCGCCATCCTTCTTTCTTAAGAAATTGCCGCCTTTGATACGCAATATTCTGATGGGAGGATTGGAGGTTTCCACCTTGGATATAAAGACACAGTTGGCAAGAGTGACCATTGTATTGGCTTTGTATGGGGTATTGGCGGATTCCCAATGACCGCCACCTATTACAGACAGACCAGGATCACCTTTTTGCCCTTCCGCCACTTGTTTCAGCCATGCCGGGTTATCATCTGACGGTTCTGTTGTCGTTCCGTTATCATCAACACACAACCACAAAGCCCCGTTGTGTGACACCCGGTCATAATAGGCGTATTTACCTGCAACCCATTTACCTTTATCCAACGGAACACGCACTGTCTTTCCGGTGATCTCATCCACTTGAAAGATAAGCCCGGTCATGATAATGTTTTGAAGAACGGCTGAGTAATTGTCCGCATTAATACCGGCTACAGTCATGCCTTTTTTCTTACCGAACCACGCAGGCATCTGCGCCGGATCCGGGTCCCAAGTGTTGGCATTGTCAAAGAATGTAATACAGTTGTTTCCGTTGACTGAATCAATAAGTATATAAGTCTGACGTTCCTGATCCGTAAAGTTACCTGTTTGTGCCAATACCATCTGCTCGGCAGGTTTCCAGTCAGAATGCCCCGGACGGGGAATGACAGTAAACTTCTTGGCGGTATAATCTGCGGCAGTCACACGGAATTTCATTTCTTCAAAACCGTTCAGTTTGCCTTCGCTATTCTTAGTCACAAAATAGGTGGCAAGGATATCATCAACAAACTGGCTCAATCCGTCCGCATCTGTCAGATCGGGAGTGATGGTGTAGGTTCCATCGCCGTTATCCACGTATGACAATACGGTACAACCACCACCGGGGGAGTTTACCATACGTCCTTTGAAATAGGTTGTACGGTTATAGGCTATTTCAGGTACAAACAAACGCTTACGAAATACACCGCTTTCCATTTCAAGATTACCCTTTTCGTCTATGTATCCACCTAATACGCCGGTAACGAAATCACCGAACTTGGCATATTTCTTAATCAAGACTCCGCCCAGTAAGGATAACAAGTACTTAGTGGAATCCGCCACGTCCTTCCGCAAGAATATCTCTTTCAGTTTCTCCGCACTGTTCTCTATCTCAGTCATTACACGTAATGCGCTCATCACGTCTTCATCGGTGTAGGTAACATCCCTGTCACCCTGCTTCACAATGCGGTTTACCAAATCCCCGGCTATTTTCAGACCTTTAAGAAAATTGATTATACCTTGCGCGTCATCATCGTTCAGTGCGGATAAGAACCAGTTATGTACAGGTGTGTCCTCATCCAGCGTATATGCGGAATTGGCATGATCGGCATTGGTGACATCACCGCCGCCACCGCCACCCTGTATAATAGTCACAGAGCGGGGAACATACTTCCCATCACGCTCCCTCGGTACTACCCTACTTATGATTCTTATATCTGACTTTATCGCCATTCTCTATCATTGATAATGTTACTGTATTCTGCTCGTAATCCCATACACCACTTAACAGCATGAATTTCTTACTAACCATAGAATTGTCATACAAAACCGTGAAAGGATGAATGAGATCACTGTTTTTTAATACCTGAGTTAACTTGATTTTGGTTACCCGGTATCGGTTAATGATACGCCTGATCAACGCTTCTTCGGGGCGTACAAGCGTACCTTCTATTGCCGAATACAAGTTGTTTGTTAAAAAATTGCCATTTAAAAGAGCTTTGCTATATGTTGCCCCGTCTTCATTATAACTACTTATGCCAAATTCTATCTCGTCAAGTTCGGACATAAATTTTTCATTGACTACATTCTCGTATACACGATCCCCGTTCTCACCTTCATCTACAACTCCGTCTTTTTTCTTATAGGCAACTCTTAGATTTTCTATATCAACTACTTTTATATATTTATCATTCTGATATGGGTAATCCGTACCATACAGGATTAATTCAAATTTCCCCGTCAGTGGCACAGAATCTGGGAACTCAATCACATATCCCGTAAGTCCCTCATACGGCATATCTGCCTTCTTCGTTGCACGCAGTTTGGTTCGTTCCACTTCCTCACCCACCTCTCCTATACCTATCGTAAATGTGGTTTCGCTATTTTGCCATTTATTTCCATTCCAGTAATGATCGCCAATACGTAATTTAAACCGTAACACATGATCTTCCGTGATTGTCACCTTATTAGGCTCTGCGTAATTCGTTGTAAATAAAATATCGGCTGAAATTCCTATCGCTGCATCCTTATAGACAGCTGTCACGCCTCCCACTCTTAATATAGGATTTCCTACAGCCGTACTAATTATCCTATATCTCAATAAAGACCTCCATGTGTAATTCTCCGAAATTATTGTATACAACGGAGTTAATCCATCCCATCCCTTAAAATCTATATCAGCCTCCCCGACTCTGTATGCGGTCATACCGCCAGTCATATTATAATTTAAATTAGCACCCATTACAGGGATGGCATCTTGTGAAATCTCTCCATTATCACCATATGCTATTGATTCCCATCGTTCTAATGTCAACCCTTGCACATTCTCCACCTTATAGTATTTGTTATCATTCCTCTTATCCGTCAAGTTTGTGAAGCTCCCATACATATCACTCACATCAAATCCCTCATCATCCACCAATTCATCAAAAACATTATTTATTGCCTTAACGGTAACCTTATTATATCCAGGAAGCACATCTATTGTATGATCACTACCGCCGAAGCCGATATCCTGAAGCAATACAGTGTTTGGAGTAACCATCTCATAAGTGACAAGATCCTCGCCATATGAGAAGTATTCCCCTTTCCAATCTGCATCAACAAAATACAGGCTACCTTCATAATCGTATAAGGTCCAATTAAAAAAACGACAAAAATACTCCAGTACCTCGTCCAACATCATCCCTTCTGAGGTGAAGTTTTCTTCTGCGAGAGTTATCTCATCGAATATGTTTTTCTTTGTCGAATAATTCACTTCTGACGATCCATAGACATAAGGTATATATATCTTTTCATATCCCCCATTAGCTGATCTTATAATGTACCTTAAGAGGTTTATCGCCGTTATAAATCCATTCTCTGTCTGTTTCTCATATTGTATATTCTCAAGCGTGCCTATTGCGCTTATGCAATCAATACTGATATTGTCCGGTGTAGGCTTATAAGGCTGCGTAAATTGTTCCGGAACAATATACCCCGTCCACATCAACTTGTCACCCTTGAACAGCTTAACCGGGGCGTACTGGTTGTTAATGCTAAACAGGTCTAGAAGTAAATCACTGCCAAGAAGAGTTAATGTTGCTGTAGAACTTCTTATCGGCTCATATACAAAGTTCTCATCGTTCCCTTCTACAACAAATGCGCTTCTTGCGCCCAGTAATTCCGTCACCTGTCCCACATAGCCATCAATATAGACCTTTACATCATAGGCTGTGTTTCTGTAATTTTTAAAATGTATGTTATATCTCTGCCCCATATCACCACTTTATATTGTTAGCCTTCATGTAATTCCTTATTGTTATATACATAGCCTTACCGCTTACCCGTGCCTCACCGTCTACCGTTATGTGATTGGATCCACCACCATTATTAATCATATTGAACAGCTTACCTTGCTGGGACTGGTTCAATATCATCTCGCCACTGTTAACCCGTGCTATCATGTGATCACCGAAAAATGATGATCCTCCCACTATACCACCTGTTGCATATTTGGGAATATTGGCTAAAGCAGCCAAAACCGAAGCTATGGCGGCTACAGCCAAAGCCGCACCAACAAACGGAATGGAAGCCACAGACGAAGCGGCTCCGGTTACGGCAGCTTCTGTATTAGCCACAGATTCTTCCTTTTTCTTTGCATTAAGAGCATCAATAGCCGGAATCGCGGCAGCCACAGAGTTCATTAAGTTTCCAAAATAAGATAGGATAGAACCGGCGGCACCATCAGCCATTGAAGACATGCTACCAAATGCGTTACCTATGGCACTTAACGAATCTGCGAAATCTTCGTTTGACTTTATATCATCTCTTGTAATCGGACTAATCTTTTGAGGCATTTTTTCGAACATCTTAGCATAACTTAATAAGCTTCCTCTTCCTTCACCTTCGTTTACAAACTCAGGAGCATTGGGGAATCTTGCCTGAAACTCTATTGTTATTTTTCTTTTTTTTAATTCATCCAAAGTCTTTGCGGCAGCTTGTCTAGCCTCATCACTAGCGGCATTAGCATACTTCTTTTGTGCCTCATTAATTTTTTTATCAAGTTCAGCCAATGAGCCAATAGGGCTTTCTGCTTCTTTTAATGGTTTTTGTATAGTTCCATTTATATTTAGTTCTTTTTGCTTTGCGGCAATAACTACCATTTCTTCACGTTGTGCCTTTATATTATCGTAAATAGCCTGTCTTTCCGTATACTCTTTTTGGGAGATTTCCAGTAATTTTCTCGCCTCTCCTACGGCCTCAGCTTCTTTTTTTGCATACCCATTTACATTAAGCAGCTTTGCTCTCTCGTATTCAGCTTGCCTTCTACTTAAAGCCTCCAATCTCACCTGGTAGCTATTAGCTTCTGGATATAATTCATTAGCCCTTTTCAGCTCTTCACTTAAAGCCTGCTCCATAGTCATTCCTCCAGCTACAGACTTATTAATACGCTGATTGCTCTCTAAAACAACCGAAGGAACATTTTCACTACTACGCATTTTTCTTAGCTGTTCTTCGGTCATAAACCATTCTTTAGCCTTAGTAATAAGGCTTGTAAACATATCAATCGAAGTCTTTAATATGCCATTAGAATTATTTACCGTCAAGATAAACCCTTCCCATGCTGATTGCAATCCCTTCACAGAGCCTGCTACATTATCATTATTTATCCTTTGCTGCTCAAACGCCGTATTAGTATCCGTTATCGCTCCAGTCAATTCTACAAACTTATCTTTTTCAGAAACAAGTGCCAAAGCAGCCGTTACGCTCTCTTTACCAAACATTTTCGTCATTTCCGTAGCGTTCATATGTTTTGCTGCAAGGTTTTCCACAGCTTGTGATAACCCGACCACGGAAGGACGTAAATTCTTGTCCGCACTACTTTCCAAAGTAAGGAATATATTACGCAGATTAGTTCCCGCACTGCCGGCATCCGTTATTTTAGGAGCAATAGCCTCTATCGCGGCTACCAATTCATTGAATTGTACACCTACAGAAGATGCAGCACCACCGGCATTCTCTATAGCCTTGTTCAGATATGGGATATCAGCAGAGCCTTGTTGAGATGCTGCCGCTAAAATATTGATATATTCAGCAGCATGACTTGAGGAAGCCCCCATCTGATTTAAAGAACCAGCTAATGCCTTGGCAGCTTCCGGCACATCTATTTCTGCGGCCTCGGCAAGAACTATAGCACTTTCGGTTACTTGTACCAAAGCTTCTTTATTTTGCAATAAAGATGGGATCTGAGACCCCATCAGCTTAAAAGCATCTACCACCTGAGATGCAGTCTGCGTGGTGGTACTGCCCAAACGGATAGCCTCATCCTTAAAATACGAAAGCTCCTGCGTTGTCACACCTGTTAAGGATTTCAAAGAGGATAACGACTTCTCAAATTCCATAGAAGTTCTTACCGCATCCCCAATGGCTACCGATATACCAGCAAAAGCAGCAAAACCACTTAGAGCAGGTCCTATCTTGCCGGCCATGCTTGTTATACCTTTCTCAAAATTCCCTATCTCACCCTTCGCCCTTTTGATGTTCTTATCAAAATCGGCAGTGTTGAATAATAGTCTTACAATTGCATTACTCGCCATATTCCATATTTTTTGCTCGTTCTCTCAATTCTTTCAGCTCATTCTCATCTATCTCTATCGGTTCCCGTTCCTCATCCCATGGAAATGGGAACAGCAATTCAGGTGTGAGACTTTCCGTAGAATTCACTTGTGCGATAGCATACATCATCATTCTTGTGCGCTCCCATGCCTCCTGCTCCTTCCGGTTCATCCCCCTTATAAATGCAGCACACTCGTTAAAAGTCATACTGTCAAAGAAGTAATCAGGTGATATCCCTCCACGACCGACAACTTCTTCATACAACCTTATCACACTTACTTCTTCGCTCTCTTTCCCATCGCTTTTTTTTTATCATCTTTCCCGACAATCATACCGATTCTCTTGTTCTCTTCCTCTAAAACAGCCAAAAACGTTTCGAAAATGGACGGATCTAAATCACATGCGTCTATCACATCATCAAACGTTAACGGAAAATCCTTGTTATTTGCCATCAGCATAGCACATAACAGGATATAACTGTTAACCATCCTGTCACCGGAATAAGACTTCCCGGTAATCTCCTCATATATAAATAAGGCGCGCAGAGTATACCTTAATGTATACTCCACGCCATTAATTTTTACTTTCCTCATACCATCAACCATTACCTGTTGCCTTTTCAAGTTTTCCTTGTCCCTTAAGCTGCGCAGTCATTGTAGAATTGCTGCCTTTCGCGTCTGTGCGGTCAAGAGATGTTATAAGAGCTTTCCCCTTATAGTATATCTGCTGGGCCTTGGTTGCCGGGGATGTCCACCCATCTTCCGGAATACCATCATTGGTCAGATTGGCAGGAACACCCAATATAATATCAACAGGCTCACCGGCAATAAATGTGTCATAAAGAGAATCAAAGCTCTCTATGTTCTTATCAGCACTTACCAATGCCTCCGTAGACGCTTCCCACCCCATCTTCGTAACTATTGACTCATCCCACATACCATCGTCCTTACTGGCAGCATCTCCAGTTTCCGCAGTAAGCGTTAACTTATGGCTGGTCGCCAAGGCCGTAGCCTTGCCGCCAATAAAGATCATAAAATCCTTCCCGTTCAAAGGTTTTGCTTTTGACATAATCTATATAATTTAAAAATTAAACAATTCGTAAAAAGGATTCGATTCTCACGGACTGTATTAGTGGCCCCAATCCGAATGGGATCATCTGATAATCTTGAATATTTCCCATATCAAAAATCCATTGTTTTAAAATTAAACGAAAGAGTTATAGTGAAGGCATCTATATCCATCAGGTAATCTTCAACACATGATACCAAAGCACTATCTATGACCTCAAACTGATCATACCGGGCTGTCTTCCCTTCAATAGAGTAACGCACCTCATTAGCCGTATTCACAGCAACTTCATACGTCTTTGACACAACTACCAAAGTAGTGGATACATTATCCGCACAAGATCCATCCTTGGTCTCGTCCGGACCATCCAAAGAACTCGTAAAATTGATGAACGGATACTCCGGCGCCCCCACAGGGATAACAACCGGATATATCCTGTTCCCCACCGCTTCCGTAACAGCCTTATTAGACTGTAGAGAGCTAATAATATGCTTGCTTATAAATAAACTCATCTTCCTTCACTTACTTCTTGTATTATTCTTGCAATCCGTTCCGACAATACAAGGCTGGCTCTAGCCATGCCGGATTCCGCTGCCGGCTGGAAAAAATTACTTGCAGACAAAGAGCCGCGATATGCCGATTTTTTCATTCCCTGACGTCTAACTTTCGTATACCTGTCTTCTGTCCCTGAATTTATAAACCGAAGGATAAAAGCCCTGTCCGCACCTCTATAGCCTCTAGACCTCTTCGTTTCCGGGCTTACATATCTACGTCTTCTTATGCCCGACACACCGCCGTTCGGTTTTTTATATAATGCCAGCCTTTTTGCATCTCCCCTATCAAGTATGTTAAGCATACCGCCGTTCCCGTCACGGTAAACAACCATCTTTACAGCCATGTACGCTCTTCCGGGATCTTTACCCATTGCGGCTTTTGCTGCATTACGCACATACTTCCGCTCCGGTGTTAATGCCCTTCGTACCTCTTTTTTTATCTCGTTTTTTTTGATTTCCTTGGACTTACGCATCCTTTCAAGCATGGCAATAACTTCGTCTCCCTCATAGACAAATGACACCCCTTTTATCTGCTTCCCCCGATTGTTCTCAAGGATTTTTTTCATTATTCCCATAACTTCGTATTTTTATCCCGGAGCCGTAGCCCCGGGTAAATAAATCAAAGCTCTTCGGCAGGTAACTCTCCCAGCGTAAACGCCTCAGGACGCAATGTGGTAAACGCCCAATCCCCATTAAGGGTCAAGCGAACAACATCTGATGTGTCTTCCGAATAAGGATTGATTATAAAACGCTGTTCACCGAATTGCCCGATAGGCTCATATCCCCATGAGCCAAAACCAATATAGGTCTTATCATCTGTATTAATATAATTCGTACAGAAAACCGGAACACCAGCAATGGCATTATTTTCAATAATATATCTTCCCGTGTTACCCAGATTTGTCGGTCCTTCATATCCTCGATCGGTAGTTTCCAATACCGCCTTTGTGTATTCATCCATCACATAAGCCATGTAACTTCCCTCAATACCTTTCATCAATGGCAATGCTCGCATCAATACCAATTCCTTAAATGTCGGTGTCGAGTTGGCAAACTTGATAAAACGGGCCTTTTTCTTTTCCGCCATAGTTTTTAACTCAGCGATAGTCTTTGGGGTGCCCGGACTTCCTCCCGGGAACGCGATTTCAGAAAAAGGTCCTACTAACTTATGCGTCTGTTTCCCAGTTGTAAACATCAGCTTATTCAGAGTCCGTGTTACAGCCATCGGTATCTGCTGCTTAACGACATCGTATGCTACCCCCTCGGTCTGGTTGATTGTCTGACTTGTAATCTTGATGGTAACACCCACTCTCTGAGGATTGGGTACAATCTTACCGATCTCGATTTTTTTGTCGGTCAAAGCTACAGCCTCCCCGGCTACCTCTGCTTCAACTGCCGAAACTGTCGGCCAACAATAATCACCCGCCAAACCTGTGCGTAACGGTAATCCAAGCTTAGAAATGATAAGACCTTCTTCCAAAGCAGGGATAATGTCATTAATAGTAAGAGGGATCATCGGCTGCGCTCCCGTACTGATCATTCCTGTAAACTCACGCTTAAGCGGATGGGAACTTCTAGAATTGATATGCTCGCGCATAAACGCATCAAACGCAAGCTCACGGGCGGTGACTTCCACATATCCGCTCTTGTCAGCACACGCTATGCGCACATCCAAAGCATTCATCTCGCGTTTCAGACACTCGATCTCGTCATTCTCAGTATCGGTAAACGCACGTTTGTTTTCCGATTCAGCCAAATCTACAATCTCGTTAAGACGTACCTTGATTTCCTCTCGTCTGGTAATGTACTGTTGTACATTCACTTTCTTTCCTTTATTCATAAACAAAATGATTAAAAAATTTTCTTATTCGCTATCTTTCTCAATTCCGCATATGCGGTTTCATTTTTCTCAATTGTTTCCCGTTTCTTCTGATCTGGGTGCAACACAATACCGGAAGCCTCCACTTCCCGAGCTGTGACGCTGGTCTGCACATATGCCGGATCAGAAGCTATAGTCATTTCAAAAACCTCGTCAATACGGGTAACGTGTCGTAACAGCACACCATCATCATCCTTGGTATACCTGACCGAAGAACTCTCATCGCTCCAGTATGTGAAGGAAGAACCGGCTAAATCCCCTCTCTTTACCAACTCTAATGCGGTAGTTCCATCCTGAGTCGCTGGAGCTGTAAATCTATATCTTACACCCGTTTCATCCACAGAAAGCGAAAGCGATCCTTCACCCCTGTTCCAACGAGCCAGCAACCTCTCGCGGTTATGCCACAATGTCATCTTTATATCCATCCGCTTCAACTCGTCTTCCGTAATGGCTCCCGGCTCTATAATCTCACGGTAGTTATCCCAATAGTCCACAAGCATACGACTCTCAACGCCAAATACAATCGCATAACCCTCGATTACCCGGCTATCACTCCCGTCCTCCGCCTCGCGGATCTTTGGCTGGAACTGGTCACCGGTCATGTATCTTACCTCTCTCTTCTTGGAATTATCCATATTTTTTTCTATTTATTTACAACTTTCAAACGCCCCTTTAGAAAACGCCCTTTTTATATCCTATAAATACCTGTTTTCGGCTTACCCAAAACCGCTTCCCTCATCCAATACGGAAGCCGTGATAGTAATACTCCCATCTCTCTTGGATCGGTTACACGAATCTATTCTGTAGGTTTTCCCATCCCATACCAGCCGACAACGATCAGTAACCACGGACATATAGCGCATCGTTACAACTACCGAACTGTTCATCCACGCTTCACCGGCAGTCAGAGCACGAGCGCCCCTTTGAAACTGCACATTAGCCCATACGGTAATTGCTTTCCGATATTGGATTACCTGTTCATTCATGCTACCACGGCTTATTTCCGGGGTCATAATATCCACTCTTTCCGTTAATGCCCCTGCTGATATCATGATTCACTTCTGTTTGATAATTTCACATAAGGCTTTACAAGCATCGATATGGTGAAAGGAACCATATTCTGGGTTACGGATGAAACCGGCTCCCTGTTCCGGAACAAATGGGCTACAAGTAGCAACATAGCCGATTCCAAGGCTTCGGGAAATCCTTTTCCATGAGCGTCCTCCCATGCCTCCAACTCTTCGAATGTGCGGTTTGTCATATCTATAATCACACTCTCACACGCCATGCCCCATGTATGCAACAACTCCAATTCTTCATCCTGCACATCCCTTATCTGCGCTTTCATTTTTTCAAGCGTCAGCACACGCAATTCTCTATTCATCGTCTTCTCCTTCCTTGTTATCATTTATTTTTGTAGAGCTTGAACTGTTTCCCCAGACATTTTGGGGCTTCCCAATACTGCAAGGTTTGTGCTTATGTACACATCATCCCCCTTGTCCACCGGCGGACGATCGTCATCCCTACGTATGTCATTAACGGTTGCTTGGCCCGTTTCCAGACGTGTCTTTTGCCATCTGCTCTTGCTGTCAACGTCAAGGGCGTACAATGCGGACAAGTCGAATGTGTACTTGTAATCCATATAGGTATTCTCATCAAGTAATTTGGCGGCAAATTCACGCTCTATCTCGGTAATTATGGGCTGCAAAGCCTCAACATAAAAGGCTACATTGGACATCTCTACACTCTTGTAGTTGGCGTTGGAATCGTCCATAAGTTTACTCGGTGGTATATTGAAGAACCGGGCAATCTCACGGATATTAAACTTTCTGCTTTCCAAAAACTGCATGTCAGCCGATGACATGCTTATAGGGGTAAGCTTTCCGTCACCGTATACAGCCAGTATGTCCCCTCCACGGTTCAACGTGTCCTGAATATCCATTCCCATATTCTTCAACTGCTCGTCCTGATACTTTCCGTAGCCTTGGACAGTTGTGTTGTCTTGAAGAATAGCCTTGAAACGTCCGCCTGTGGCAAATCGTTTCAACGTTTCACCATCCGATGTGGCAGTAATACTAAGACACTGCTTGGCGTATGCTATGGTAGACATTCCCCAATATCCTCCGTCAAGACACATGTTCTTAAAATGGAGTATATCTTTCGGACCTACAGTCACACTTATCCCGTTGGTTATATCATCAATCTTATATTGATTAGCATATACATCGTAAGTTACCGAGCCGGGGGAACACAATATGAAAGATACGATCTCGTGGAACGAATTACGTACAGGGTAGATAAAGGCATTCCCTTGCAAAAGCAACTGGGCTACCGTATACTTCATCATAGTATATGAATTCATCCGATCATTGGGACGTGCCCCGAGCAGATAGTTTATCCTCTTCCCATCCTTCGTGTCGCTCAGCTTGAAATAGTTTTTCGCCCTGTCCTTACGCTTGTATTGGATGGTTAACGTAGCGGCAGAACTTGAAAGTAGATTCACAGCACGATATACTGCGGCTATATTCAATGCAGCCCATGGGGAATTCACATAAGCTATGTTCTCCCGATAATCTCCACCTGTAGACTTCGCTTTCCCATAATCTTCGTGCGCTTCCTCATCCGTCTTCTCCGAACCACTGTCTATGAATGACGGCAATGGTGCCGATTCTCTTTTGAAAAATCTGAAAAAATTGTCCATATATCAAGTTATAACTTCTATATATCGGACAATATGCTGTTTATGGTTACCTCTGTTCCGTATTATTGTAAAGCCAAAATGTCATCAAGGAGGCTATCGCACCGTCAATCTTAAGATTTTCCTTCCTTTTCAACGGTTTCTTATTACACATCTTATCTTCATCTATATAGCAGTTTCCAAAGTTCCAGAATAGGATAGGATTATAAGCAAGAACAAGATGAGCCGGACGGCTCTTTGCCGCCAGTTCCAGCGATTCTACCGGTGATGTGAACGCCCCGTAGGTCTGGGGAACAGCACGTAGTATCTTGTCCGGATTCTTCCCGTGCCCCAAAAGCCCCGCTGCAAGCGCGTTGCGTATCTCGCTTGCCTTGTAAGCATCATAGCCTATCCGGCATATAAACAAATTACGGTCACGCCTTAATATGTCGTTTATAATCATGTCCATATCTATGACAGCACCGGGGCATACTTTCAGCCAGCCGCCATCTACCCACATCCTATAAAGCTCACGGTTCGGGTGGGTTTCTATTGTTTCTTCCGGTATATAGCTATCCATGAACAGATAGAATTTTTTATCTTCCTTATTATAAATATTGTAAACCACGGCGGAAAGGTCATCAGAAACAGACAAGTCAAAAGCCACCATAGCAGACGGTTTCCCCTTCACCTGTTCCAAATTGATGTTCATGGACAAGGAATGGGCGAAATTCTGTGTTATCCACGGTTTTACGGAGCCTGCAACAAAGACATTAAGTAACTTGGTTTTAAATTCTATCATAGCCTCAACGTTGCGTATCGCCTTGTTCCACATCTGGCGGTAATAACCCTCCTGTACCGTTATGCCAATATGCGGATTACATTTCTTCCACAGCTCCGGAGTACTCATGTGCTCATCGTCAAGCTCCCATTCATCCGGCATAAATAATGACGCGAATTGCGTATCATCGTCATATTCTCCTAAAAGGACCTTCTTTGCATTTTCCAGCTCTATAGCGAAAGGTCCGTCAGGTACGCGGCTTGCAGTAGTTATAATCACTGTCAGAGGCTCCCTTCTCATACCCATAGAAGACACCATAACTTGCATAAGTTCCGCACCCTCCGAGTGATCCTTCACATATCTCGCCTGCGCATATTCGTCAAAGATAAAAAGAGATGCGTTAAGACCGTCCTTTGCATCACCGCCCCCCGACAGACATTCCACAAAGGATTCTTTCCCGTATGTGTTGGTAGGCCTCCATCCCAGCCATTCACGATTTGTCTTAAAACTGCGTCTATCCGGATCCAATTGATTAATAATACCCTTTATCTCATTAAAACATATCTTAGCCTGCCGCCCTGAATTCGCGCCCGTGTATGCCTGCGCGTTCGCATCCCCAAAAAGCAGGTCATTAACAGCAAGAGAAGCCGTAGAGGTGGTTTTTGAAAACTTTCGCGGAACGAACAGAATAGCCTCCCTTACCAGCCGCCTCAACTCCATCACACGCCCGTTGACGACCTTTGTTCCCTTCTTTCTTTCCGTCATATCTTCCACGCTGCCTATATCTTCCCATCTGTAAAACCCCAGTATAGAGGCAAACTGGAAATACTGCACGGGGGTTAGCTTATAACTGCGGCGTCCGTTTATCCCCGAAAATTTAAGGCTCTCATATAAGGCTACAAACACTTTCACTCTTTTTTTCTGAAACGTGTAAGTGTCCATCAGACGGAGGAATTTCAGCACAGAAAGGACCTCGTACAGGTTATGCCCCTCCGGGCAGGACTGCACGCTATATATATAAGAAAAGAGCCGACCGTCTATTTTCCTTAGATTATACCTATCCAAATCAACAGATGTCAGCCTATCCGTATACCCTTTTTTCAGTGCTTTTTTCTCCTCCCATTCATTCATCATTCGTCCTCTCCGTCATTCACATTATTGATATTCTCCATTAGTTTATCCAGCGGACTGGGCCCACGACTTCCTCCATCATCGGGCTTGGTCATTTCCATATTCATTTTCAATCCTTTCAATAGTTTCATCAAAGGCGAAGCCTGTTCGAACGGGACTCTTGCCAAAGGGTCAATTCGCTTTCTTACATGTCCCTCCCGGCTCTTCTCTTCATACACGATATTATATCCATCATCCAAAACTTCCTCCGTGATTTTTTTAAACAACAGATACAGACGGGAAAATATATCAATCTGACAGTTCAACTCCTTGGAATACTTATTGACATCTTTCAATGTTTTTATAATCGTATCCCTCTGATTTTTTATTTTTTTGCTGACCGCCCGTTGTTCCTCGCTTTTTTTCTTCATTGTGTTAAATATTTTAATATTACCTATTTTTACAATATTGTTGTTATTCCGAGTAATCCCAAAGTGTCACCCCCAAATCCAAATTTTCAAAACTAAAATTTGTGATGCCCAGTGGGAGTGGGTTTGAGTAATCCGGGTGGTCTTAAAAAAATCCCCCCCCCGTATTATAAGATAAACCTTTCCTTAAACCGGGATAATGAACGGTTCGCATTCTCTTTTACCTTAACTCTGCTATGTGACTTCATCCCTGCATGAATCAAAGAATGGCAGTCATGGCATAATGACTGTAGGTTGTCCACATCAAACATGAGAGCTCTCATTTCAGTGACTGTCTTGGCTGACTCACACGGTATAACATGGTGAACCTCTGTCGCTGCCATTATCAATCCATTTTGCTTGCAAGCTTCACATAACGGTGACTGTTCAAGTTTTCTTCTTCTTGTTTTTCTCCATGCCATGGAGCTGATCATCTTCCTGTAATTATAATCCCTGCTCATTTTCTACTTTTTTGTTTCTTGTTATAACCGGAACCATTCCGTATTTATTCTGCCCCATAAAACCACTAACCTCCGTAGATACATCATTATGTATACCATCCGATGATACAGGAGACATATCAAGTAACTCCTTGATGATATTATCATAACCGTTGACTCCTATATTACGTCCGATTACAAGTAATCGTTGTGCTAAATTCGGATATAAATACCGAAATACTTCCTCTAATACCTGCTCTTTTTTAGAGGAATGGTGCATTCCTTCCCCATTTTCCGTTATACAGCTTGATACATATCTCCTTCTGTTGGTAACTCTATATATGAATACTGATGCCACTCTTTTAATATCATCATATGCCGACGGTTTAACAGTATTTACCCTGTCCTTCACAGCTCTAAGCCGCTGGAATATATCCATAAGTTCAGTTTCATTAGTATTAACTCCATTATATTCTGTTTCGCAATCGGCCTTTTCGATAAATGCTGACAGCAGATATTGCATCACCTCATATCTGCTGTTAAACTTATATTCCTTCACAATTTTATCCAATTTATCAGCAGCCTCCACACTTATCTTTGCCTGCACCATCACATGTTTCAATCTAGACTTATCCCTCATGATTCACCTCCTTTAATCTTTTAATTAGTTCATGCAGTTCTCCGTCAATTATTATTCCGTTATTTACTTCCATAATTATTTTCTCCTATGCGTTTTACGGTTTTTATTCTTCTTCCTGCGTTTCGCAATCTGCTTGTTTGTACACCTATCATCTTTTATCCATTAATTGCTTCATTTAACTTTTCCTCAAACTCCGCAATGATACAATCTGCATCACCGCCATGTACCCAATTGTCCAATACAGACGAAAGAACTTCAACTGCCTTTCTAGATGTTTCGTCAACTGCCATATTGATCGCTTGATTCACTTCCTCTAACGTAAATATACATCATAATTATTCCTCCTTCTTTACCAATTCAACTTCTGTCGGCTCTTCATCTTCCCATTTTACTTCGGGAAATAAAGATGAGTCAATCTTAATTCAATCAAGGGAAATTTTGCTGGTTGCCAATATCCACGGTCGTCAATCTTTACGGGTTTGTTAAAAAAGACACATAGTGTCCCATCTTTGTCTCTTGCTATATACATATTAATCTCCTTTCTCCTTTAAATCATTAATTGCAATACTCCTAATACCTCTAGTTCCAAATACGCTATAAGTCAACGTTCCTCCATAAAACTTAATAGTGTCTCCTTTAACAGTAATAATCGTTCCACCTTTTAAAGGACCAGCTATATCATCTTTACAAGATAATAACATGATTATCATAAGTATAATTAATATAAATCTCATTAGTCAATCTCCTTTCTCTTTAATCCGTTCCAGTACATCCTTGTTGGCTTCTAGTATCTCGTCAAAAGAGGGGATGGGCATCCAATGGGTAATGCCTAATCTTTCTTTATTAACATTTGCTCCAGTTTCCCATTCACCCAAAGATGAAAGCCGGCAAATAAGGAAGCCATAAGCCCCTCTTGTTAGAACCACTGTGTTATTTTCCGGCAACCGTTCCTTAACACTTATCCAAGGAGATTGCTTTGACTGCCATTCGGCACCTTGAACGAAATTCATCTCTCCAAACTTTGCCAAATCTTTACCAAACAAAGTTCTGTCAACTGTCCTATGATTAAATAGGATATTTTCCTTCGCTGCTTCTTCTACTGTCTGTTTCATTTCTATATCTGTTTTGAGCCATACGGCAGACATTCAACCGCCGTATGACAATGTGCTTATTCAACTATCATCCAATCGTTAGCAAGCATATCCGTCTGTGATGCAAGCCAACCATTTACAACGGCGCCATCGGCAGCTTTCATACATAAGTATGCAGTAAACTTGATTCTATCAGTTTCCGAATCTCCATGATTGTTGGCAACCCATCTTTTGAATGATTCGGGAAGTGATTTAACCTGATTCACAATCATATTAGTAGGCAGATTATCTTCAGGTCGCATAAATATAAACATCCCCTTACCATTCCATCCTTTACGAGCAACAAGATGTCCCCGTTTAAGTGATTCAAGTGCCTGTCCAAATGTTCCTGTTTCTTCTCCAAGCAATTCACATTCCATTGCTCCAAGAACATAAGCTGTTTGGATAAGCCCTTCACACTCTTTTGCTTCTTTGTTACGCGATACTACACTTGCTGCATATTCGGCAGCCTTTTCATCTAATGTTTTCATTTTAATAAATATTTTTGATTAAACATTGAATCCGCTTCCTGAAACTGCTTCGTGAAGCGATTCTCTTTATATTTTCTCGGCGAAGCACATCCCACTATTAAAGCGAGAATAGCACATATTAAAAGTATTTTCTTCATTCCTTATTGTTTTTGAGGGTTATTTTATCACATCTGTTAATCGGTGTTTTTACTTCTTTCCCATACCACGAAC